ATCTTGTTTGTATGTTGCGTTGCAATTAAGTAGTGCCATATTTTATCTTTTTATTCCCCAAAAGTACAAATCTTGAGGATATTCTAATCGTGTTTTAAATTGATAAATTAAAAAGTCTTTTTCAAAGTTAAAGTTGCCAAAGAAATTGCCCTCTGTTAAATTCATGTAATAATCTTCCCAATCTTCGGCTTTACTTGTAAATGGTGAATCGCTTGGAGATGTTCGTTTTGTTCCGTGTTCAGGTCTGCCTGTGGTGGCACAAGTAAATAAAAATAAACCTCCACTCTTTAAAAGATTGTCGATTACATTCCTTACCGTTTCTCTCCAATGTTTATCGTGTTCAAAGCATTCAGTTGAAATAACAACATCAAATTTGTGGTTTTCAGCAGGTTTAAATTCGTGTCCTTTGCACACAATATCCACATTCTTTCCTTCTCCAATATCAATTCCAGTGTAATCATAATTCTCAAATAAATAACGGTTGTTTCCGTTTATATCTAAGCTACCAATGTCTAATACGCTAACTCCTTTAAAAAAGTCAGGCATAAATTCTTTAACTGATTTGCAAAAATTGATTTGCTCTTGATGGGCCATTATTGATATTTTTCTATGTAAATTCTGTTATCTTCAAATTGAATCATCCCGAACTCAGGAAGTCTTGTTGTAGTGCTTATATCACTTTCAATCTTGCATCCGTATAGCTTCTTTGCTTTGCCTTTAGCGTATTTGATTAGGTAGTCATCACCACAAGCTATCTTTAAGTCAGATGGAATATCTACATAGTTAGATTTGTGTATGAACATTGCACATCCAAATCCATAAGGTCGTTCAACTACATCGGTAAGATTCATTGATACGGATTGTTTTAAGGCATAGTTTTCAAAGCACATACCAACTACTCCGCAATCTTCTAACTTATCGTTTAAGAAGCTAAAAACATTAGTGTCGATTAGGATGTCATCGTTAAGGATGGCAATGTTATCATTGTCGGCAAGTTTAACTCCATAATTCCAAGATTCATTTACAAATAAATTTTCAACCCTTTTATCAATATAAAGTTTGGTGTTGTAAATCAATAACTCTTTTTCTAACTCGCTTCTTTCATTTGAAATTATAGTTATATCATTCACCAACTCGCAATCAATTAGCGATTGAATTAATGGCTTTATCTTGTCAGATTTCCAAAGGGTAGGGATAATTACTGAAAACATATTTTAATTGTTGTTTGCAAACTTACTATTTTTTTTTAATCTCTGACCAAAAACTTTGAACAAAATGTATTACAAGCGTATCTAAAGGTATCTAAGGCATCCGATTGTTGGGCAGGGTCGTTTCTGTCTGCCTTTTTAATTGAGCCATCTGGCAACACCGTAACATTCTCAAAGTCGAATTGTAATGGCTTTGTGTTGTCCTTATCCAATAGAACATTCCCTCTACTCAATAAGCTATTTACTAAAACTCGGTTATCCGCTAATCTTGGATTAACTACCGGCACCATCATTTGATTGTTAGATAAATTTAATTTGGCTCGAATTATCTTGTAATAGTTCATATTGTCTTGAACCATTGCTGAGGTAGATGAACCACTTGCATCGCCTGTAACCAAGTAAAGTGTGTTTCCATACTTGGTTTTAATCACATCGCACAACTCATAAATATCTGAATTGGCAAGTTTAATAGTTTCGATTACTCTTATCGTGTCAAATGATGGGATTTGTAATACTGAGCAGGAAATAGGGTTTTTGTTGAAGTCAAATGATAGTATTATCTCTAAGTTTTTTAGTATCTCAACTTTCTGCAAATGTTTATTAGGCTCAAATGCATAAGCCCAAAGCATTGTATCTAAAGTAACATCCTCCGCCAGATACTCACAATTGAAATACATTGGATCAAGTGTTGCCTTTGCTGAATCTATCTCTTGAGCATCCATAAATGGGTTGTCGTATGTTGTAAATTTCCATCCTTGCCATTCGTGTAGATACTTTTCATCGGTTGACCTTTTGAACAACTCTTTGAAATATGTCTTACCGAATTGAGGGGTAGATAAAAACCAACAATCGCCAATGTAATCTGTTAGGGTTGCTCGGATTGTTCCGTTCCAAGCTGTTTTAAGTTTCTTAGCCTTTTCGCACTCGTCAATAACCACTCGTTTATATTTTCGACCTCTACCTGAGTCGGGCTCGTCTAAACTCCACATATCAATAACACCTCCCGTTATCAATCTAATCTGTTTTAACTGTTCATTCTTCTGCTTGATGGCATCGCCAAGTATCTTTACAATGTCAATCCAAAAGTCGTTCAGGTCTTTGTATGTAGGGCAAAAATAAGCAACTGGAAATCCATCTAAGGCAGGTTCAATAATTAGTTCTTTGGCTATGGATGTTTTTCCAAATCTTCTACCACACTTCAAAACATTGAATCGCCTTTTTGTTTGCATTATCAACTCTTGGTTGATATGCCTTTTTTGAAGTTTAATTATTACCTCACTCACGAACTACTCTAATTATTCCAGTGTTTTCTTGATTAATTTTTGTCGGTGCATAATCCCCTTGCATCTTATTTAATTCGGCAATAGCGTTTTTGATGTCGGTATGGTCAGGCTCGGAAGGATATTCTAAAACTTTGCCACCAATAACAAATGGCTTTTTTACTTTCAACTTACCCTGTGCAATGTTGGATAAAATTTCCATTCTTTGAGCAGAAGTTAAAATGTTCATTTGTGCGATTTCAGCGACTTTATCCTTTTGGGCTTCCTCTACTACCTTTTTTAGATTATCTCTTTGCTCAGCGATTAAATTAGCGTATTTCTTGGCTAATTGACTGCCCTTAACCTCACTTACCTGCTTACTTACCCCTTTCTTACCGATACTTAACTTGTAAGCATTGGATTGAGTTTCGCCATTTGCTACAAGTCTTATAAACTCACTATGCTTTAATGGTAACTTCATAAGGCTGTCCGTTACGTTTTATTTTTAATGTTGGGTCGAGTTTAAACATTCTGTCAATTATTACTTGGCAATATTTTGGGTCAAGTTCCATGCCGTAACATTTGCGTTTAAGTTGGTGTGATGCTACCATTGTTGTACCTGTGCCACAAAATAAATCTATAACTGATGATTCTGTAAAATTCTCTATGAATAAACTTGGTAATTGAATGGGAAATGTTGCTTTGTGTATTTTAGCATATTCTTTTCCTTGCCTTGAATTTAATGAAAATATATTATCAATAGTACCCCTAAAATCTCTTTTACCAATAGTTCTTTTAGCTTCATTTGAAAAAATATAAACATATTCAAACCTTGAATTTAATACTTTTCTTGCCATTGCTGGTTCAGCAGTTTGTTTATCCCATATCATAACATCTGCATAAATACTTCTCAAATTGTATAAATGTTCAATTAAAGCAATTTTATTTCCTGATAAACTTTGAATATTAGAAAAAAGATAATCACTAAATAATAAAGCATTTTTAGAATAATTATCTAATAATTCAACATACTCATTACTTGTTTTATTATCATTATCATTTAAATATTTTTGCTCATTTCCATTTGGTGTTTTTCCAACATTATAAGGTGGAGAACTAAATGTTATATCTGCCTTTTGTCCGTTCATTAGCTTTGCCACTTGGTCGCTATCCGTACTATCCCCACAAAGCAATCTATGTTCGCCTATCTCAAATAAATCCCCTAATACAATATCGGTTTCAATTCCACCTTCAGGAACTGCAAAATCATCTTCTTCCGCTTCGGGTTCTTCTTTGGCAAGTTCAATTCCCCACTCAACACAAACCGCCTCCCCCAACTCCGCCTCAATCAACTCAGCATCAAACACGATGTTAGCCTTTGCAGAGGCATTATCGGCAAGTGCCATCTCTCTGCCTTGCTCACTATCCAAATCAATATCCGTTCGTTTTACTGCAATTATCTTAGTGCCATCACTTTCTATAATTTGCACATCTTCCATACCTATTGCCATTGCATTTTCAACTGACTTATTTCCTGCAATTATTCGGTTGTTTTTGTCGATTAGGATTGAACGACCTGCACCGAATTTGCGGAAGGATTTCTCAATTAGTGAGTTTCCAAATTCTGATCCTTTGTTGAAGTTTTTATCATCAGCAATTAAATCTGATATTTTAGTTGATTGTTTTGCCATACTGCAAATATACAAATTATTTAATTGTCAAATTTTAAAAGTTTTTTTTGTCAGTTTATAACCTTACTTTTTTTATTTGTTTGTCAGTTTGTTAAAAGGCATCGTTGCCAATATCTGAAAATTCATTCTTTGGGATAAAGTCCCAATTATCTTTTTTGTTTATTGGTGTGTCAAATGCTCCGTTGGGCTTTATTGGGGTTGGTGGTAGTTCAAATGCTTCTACTTGTTTCTTTTCGCCTAATATCCAATTGGTATTGTCGGGGATAAATGTATAATAGCGGCCATTGATAAAATGCCAACCTAAAGAACACATTGTGCCTGACTGTCCCCAGTGTTTAAATTTTACTTTTTGTATGTATATTTCTGTTTTCTTGGAATCATAGTTGCGATATACGGTTAATCCGTTGTGAGTTTTATTGAAGAAGTTTGCAGAGCCATTTATGTTGTAAAGGTTTGGCACTTCAAATAATCCCGTTTTTTTATCTTTCATAATCTTTGTTGGGTGAGCCACAAGAAAACAATGTACCATATTTCTTTCACAAAATGTT